AAGAGAGAACTTATTCGTGTAAACATTACTATTGAAACTGATGAAGACGATCTTATTGGTGGCTTTCGCCTTGTTGATGGGGCAACTGTTTGGCATAACGGACCTGTCATCGAAGCACTCGAAAGGGGTGCAGTCTTGCTACTCGACGAAGTTGACTTGGCTAGCAACAAAATCCTTTGTCTCCAACCCATACTTGAAGGGAAAGGTCTGTTTCTAAAGAAGATTGGTAGGTTTGTAAATCCTGCTCCAGGATTTAATGTAGTTGCAACTGCTAATACAAAAGGTAAGGGATCTGATGATGGTAGATTCATTGGTACTAATGTATTGAATGAAGCATTCCTAGAGAGATTCCCTGTAACTTTTGAGCAAGACTATCCAGCACCTTCTGTAGAGAAGAGAATACTTGGTGGGGTTGCTGCTAATCTTGGTGTTACTGATACAGACTTTATTGCAAGACTTGTAGATTGGGGTGACATCATTCGTAAGACATTCTATGATGGTGGTATTGATGAGATTATCAGTACTCGTAGATTGGTTCACATTGTTCGTGCCTTCAGTATCTTTGGTGATAAGATGAAGTCTATTCAAGTTTGTGTAAACAGATTTGATGATGAAACTAAAGAAGCATTCTTACAACTATATGATAAAGTAGATGCTGATGTTAATCTTGACAAGTTGGAGGATAAGATGTATGATTAACTCCTGGAGCTTACTTTATGACGAACTTTATGGGGATGATGAAATGAATACGTCCGATTTTACAGTTGGAGTATCTACCGAATCTTTTGGGGACAATAGTTACTATATTGATCCTGGTACTATAGAAAATATTACCATAGATACATCCAACTATGATGTCTTTTCTGGTCTAGGAACAGACACTATTTTCAGTGGTATTGGATCTGAGTTATATCCTACCGCAACTTTTGTAGATACTAATATTAATCTTAGTGATCCTACAAGATATGAGACTCTCAATATTGAGATTCCACCTGACACATTTGTACCAGAACCTTCTATAAACAAAGAAGGTTGCCACAAGTATGAAGAAGATAAGTCCATTAAGGCACTTCAAGATTATGTTTCTACAACATATGGTGGTCATTATACATCTGAAAAGAATGATGTTCAGACACTTGATCTTATTGAATCAGTGGGAGATGCAGAAGCATTCTGTCGTTCTAATGCACTCAAGTATTTGAGTCGATACGATAAGAAGGGGCAAGCAAAACGTGATATACTAAAAGCATTGCATTACACACTCCTACTATATTATTTCAGTGGGCACACACATGAAACTCCGACCCGTGGTTATGAAACTTTCTAAAAATACCTTTAAGATCCTAGAGAACTTTAAGGATATTAATCAATCGATTTTATTTAAGCAAGGTAATAAACTTCGCACTATTAGTGTGATGAAGAATATTCTTGCTGAAGTAACTATTGAGGAAGAAGTTCCTAAAGATTTTGGTATCTATGATCTTAGTCAATTTCTAGGTGGTATTACTCATCTTTACCGTGATCCAGAATTTGATTTTTCTAATGATAATCATGTGGTTATCAAAGAAGGTAGGATGAGATCAAAGTATTTCTTTGCTGATCCTCAAGTTATTATTACTCCTCCTGATAGGGAGATGACACTTCCTACTGAGGATGTGACTTTTGAGTTGAGTACAGAGCAACTTGATAAACTTCTTAAGGCAGCAGCTGTGTATCAGTTATCAGATCTTTCTGTAGTTGGTGAAGCAGGAGTTGTGAAAGTTGTAGTAAGAGATAAGAAGAATGATACTTCTAATAGTTTCTCTATTACTGTAGGTGAAACTGATAAAGTATTCTCCTTTAATTTTAAGGTTGAGAATATTAAGATCCTTCCTGGAACTTATGATATAGTTGTATCTTCTAAACTTCTTTCACGATTTAGTAGTAAGAATAATGATCTTACATATTTTATTGCACTAGAACCAGATTCTACAATAGGATAATGCCTGAGAAACATAGTTACACTAATCCATCAGAGAGATTAGATACTGCTTATGTAGAGGCACAAGTTACTGAAGGTAAGAAGTATTATGATGAGCAAGGGTGGGAAATTGCACCACCCATCTCTGATAGAGAGTGTATATATCGTTGTTTAGAAAACTGTCAGCAACTTGCTGGACTTGATAGAAAACAAGTTGCACGTTTGATGAAAGATTTTGAGACAAAGAAAACAAAATTAGAAAGGAATGAGGAGTATCCAGCATTATGAAACCAACAGAAAATTTAGAGCAACTCTTAGAAAGATTTACTAAGAGAATTACTCAGATTGAAACAAAGGAACAAACAGATAAGACATCTGAACAACTTCATTATCTTAGAGGGTGTAAAGATACTGTTGTATATCTTATGACTGGTAAGTTACCTAACGATGGTAATCATGATGGTATGAAGGATCATAGACCACAATGAAATTAACACAAGAAGTTATTGACAAAATCCAGGAAGCTATGCTTCATACTAAGATGAATGGAGATGTAAATTGGCAAGATGGAGATGAGATTGATGTATGTCTTGGAGGAACCTTTGCAGGAGATAAGTTTATTTCTATCATAAACAGAACACGCAGTAACACTACTAAGAGGTAAAAATATATTATGATTAGCGAATTTGATAAAGTACAAACTTATTGGCCTACATTTACATTTCACTACAAGTATAAGAATTTTAAAAAAGATAAATCTGATTTAATAAAGGATATATACAAAGAATCATCTAAACAAGAAAAAGACATAGATAGTGGTGTTGCAGAAGCGGCAAAATATAATTTATTAGAAAGTAAACTTAGTTTTTTATATACTGATACGACATCCATAAAGAAAGTAAAAGATTTCTTTTATGAATCATTTATGCATATGATTCATGAGGGTCTTCCTAGTACAGGTTACTGGAAACCAAGAAAAGAAATGAAATGTATTATGCATGAAAGTTGGTATCACATTACAAAACAAAATGGTTATCATAGAATACATTCACATCCAGGTAGTAGTTGGGCATCTATATTCTATGTAAAAACTAGCGAATGTGGAATAAGTAACGGAAATAATACTTGGTACAATCATAATATGCACCATAATTCTAGGGATGATGGAGGTGACTGGAATTTTAGTAATGGTGCTTTTGTTATTCCTCCAACGGAAGGAGACTTGATAATCTTTCCTGCATGGTTACCTCATGATGCTGTACCATACAGAGGCACTGAAGACAGAATTGTTATTAGTGCTAATGCTAATTTTCTTTATGGACAATAAAAAATGAGACTAAGACATGATTCTATTTTTTCTGTTAATGTTTTTGCTGCACATATAGATGAGTGGAAACAAAAAAAGAAAGAAATTTTATCTCTAGTTGATTTTAATAATAAAGATGCTGCTAGTGATGAGGAACTAAATTATACTGACCATAATTTATATGGTATAAAAAGAGATAAAAAAGTTGTATGTCCTTATAAAGAATCTTTTTTAGATATGTTATTTCCATATCTAAATGACTTTAGGGAAAATGTATATCAATATAATAGAATAGTTGGACCTTGGTGTCAGAGATATATAGCAGGAGATTATCATTCTGTACATGATCATGGATCTGTTGGTTATTCAGCAGTTTTTTATGCTAAAATAAATCCAGATGTTCATCCATCTACTTTATTTACTTCACCATTCCCAAGTCATACAGGAACAGTTCCCTCTATAGCACCCCAGGTTACTGAAGGTGATTTGATAATTTTTCCTGCATTTTTATTACACACTGCACCACCTCATAAAAGTGATGAGGATCGTATAGTTTTTTCCTTTAATTTACCATGAGAGATGAATTTCTTTGGGTTGAAAAATACAGACCCAAAACAATTGAAGAATGTATTTTACCAGAGCAAACCAAGAAGACCTTTTTGGATTTCCTAGATAAAGGTGAAGTACCTAATCTACTTCTTGCTGGTCCTGCAGGATGTGGTAAGACTACAGTAGCAAAGGCACTCTGTCATCAGTTGGGGGTTGATGTTTATGTCATTAACGGATCGGATGAGGGGCGTTTTCTTGACACTGTTAGGAATAATGCCAAGAACTTTGCGTCTACGGTATCTCTCACGAGTGAGTCGAAACACAAAGTTATCATCATCGATGAAGCAGACAATACCACTCCCGATGTACAGCTCCTCTTGCGAGCGTCTATTGAGGAGTTCTCAGG